GTTGTATCAATTAAATCAGAAGATGGGAATATGTTTCTACCATTTGCTCCTAAACCTTGTAATGCAATTTTTGAAGATATTGCACTACCATCACCTGGAGATAAATTAAAGTTCATAGATTTTACTATTGTATTAGGTGAAAAAGGTTCAAATGTAAACATATTGTTAAAAAAGTCTTCATCAGATGCCGGTTCTAATTTATTAGTGCTAGATACTAAAATTGATTTACCAGCATTATAATTCTTATCAACGATTCCTAATGTTTTTGAAGGTGGAGCTCCTGCATTTAATCCCCAATCCCATGCATGACCTGTTGATTCAGCCATTTTTTTAAATATAAAATTAAATACTTCAGTCATTGTTTTAGATGATTTTATTGCTTGTTTAACAACTGCTAATTTTATAAAAATTTCTCTGATTGGTATCCTTTCACGAATTTTATCATCCTCAGTATCTTTAAAATCAGATGGTGTTTTTTCTTTTCGTGTATTATATGTGTCGTTCCACTCTTCAGGATATAAAAATGGTAGTTGAGTATTTGTTTTTAAAAACTTTTGTCTTTTAAATAACTCATTATGAAACCCAGTCCATCCGTCTGCAGAATCATATTGTATAGGTGAATCTGCAGTAAACTCATTTTTAATAAATTGATTATCAGAGGTTGTATATTTTGCTAATTCTGTATTGAATAAAACATCTTCAATAAAGCCATATGATAAATAAAGAGCATCATTACCAGTCTGTGGTATTTTTTTTGTATCATCTTTTTTATCTTTTGTAAAGGTACCTTTCCAAAAAATACCTAATTCCGTATTTAACTTAGTAGGAACATTATTAGTCTCACTACTTAACATATCAGCAGCAAAAAGATTTGCTATAGTGTTCCATTCCTTTACTTCATCATTTGAGTAATTTGATGTTTTTAATACTTCTGCACTCCTACCTGAAAAAAGAGCATTTTCAGCTAAATCAAGTACTCTAAATTCAATATTGGATAACATATTTTCTTTTATATTACCAATTATATCTTCATCTAAATCAACATCAAATAATGCATTGTTTTTAGATAAAATTGATATTTCACAATTATATGAACCATCTACTGGATTCAATGTTGAATTAAATTTAGTTACTTGTCCTTGTATAAATTCTATTCCATACCGTGATTGTTGTATTTGTCCTGCTTCTGTAATAAGATTATTATCAGCATCTCTTTCTTCTTTACCATAAATTTTTGAATTAAAGTTTAAAGGGTCATTTAAATATTCGTCTACATCGTATAATTGGAAAGAAGAATTATCAGTCCACCCAAAATCTAAAAACACTTTTGCACCCGGTCTTAAAAAGTATTTACTATAAATTTTATCAAATTCTTCAAAGTCATAAACAACAAATTGAACGGTCGTTGATAAGACACCAGCAACTGGTCCCATTGAATTTTGTGTAGTCGACCTTACATTTGTTATCCCAGCTGGTGGTTTTAAACTTTTTTTACCACCCTTATAAGCGGCATCAGTATATGAGTTTTTTTGTGATGGTAGAATTTCTCTACCTAATATTTGTATGTCGTCATCACCTGATTGTGGACTATAAACATTTCTTTCTGATGATGGATTCATACCTAATGAATAAACTTTGAAACCATTTTCTGGAAATTTAACTAATGGTGTTTCTTTTATAACTCCTTTAGGTTGATTGTTTTCAAATTTAACTTCACCCATATCATATGTGTTTTTAGTAAAGTCAAATTTATCTTTTGTCAAATCAGCATCAATTGGAATATCTGTTGGTGCATCGTCTGTTGTCTTAGTAATTCTAACTGCAGTCCATAATCTAGCAAATGGTGTCTTTCCAGATAAATAACCCTGCCCTCCAAAATTAGCACTATTTTTTATATCATTTATTTCTTGTTCTGTCCTTGAATCAAATATACCACCTGCTAAATTTTGTATTTCTTCTAACCGTTTTTTTACATCAGGGTCTATTGAGGTATCATTATTGAAAATTCTGTTTGCTATTTTTGAGGCCATTTATTTACCTTTTGCATATTGCGTAGAACCTGGTATTCTGAGTTGTATGTTTGCAGGAACAATCATCGAGTTTAAATCATTAGCTCTTGCAATATACCACCAAAGAGATGTATCTCCGTAAAATTGATGTGCTAACAAATCAAGTCTATCTCCATATTGTGTGGTTACATAAATATCACTATCTAATTTTGGTATTTTATCAAAGATAGTCGTTTTTAAATAATTTTTATTATTTTTTTTAGTTAATTTAGTATTCCCATATCTACTCATATTATGTTACCTTTGCATAATCAACACCATAGAATCTTGTTTTATTACTTGGTGTTTGGTCGTGAATCACTTGAAACCCTATATTTGCTGTTATGTACATTGGTGCTCTACTTTCTTCATCAAAGTTGTTCCACGGTGATTCATCATTATAAGTGTAAGAAATTGATTGAATATGACCTAACACTCCGTGTTTTAATAATGCATTATCTCCTTGTGCTTTAGTACCGCCACCAAATAATTCACCCAATCTCATTCTACACAATGGTGTTTTTGGTCGTGTGATTGATTTTTTATCTAAACTTGAATTATCTTCATAATATTCTGGATAACACATTCCAGTTAAATAATCTAATTTCTGATAAATCTTTGTAAATTCATCTTTATTATTAGCAAATAAATCTAATGAGAAATTAATTGTTCTTGTAGTGCTCTGATATGAATAAACTGGTTCACTTCTTCCTATAAAGTTGGTTGGAGACCAAGTAGGAGAAATTTGTTCAGTAAGACCTTTTATATATCCTCTAAACAATAGTATTTTATCATTCCTTAAATCTTTAAAGAAAAATGGATAACCATCTTCTATTGATGTTAGTGAATCTTTGTTTCCTCTTTTTAATTTTTTTGTTTCATCTTCAACATCAATAGGTGCAAGTGTGTAATGGTCTCCTGTAATACCTTGATTGTTAATCGTTGTACCATCAATTGAATTGTTTACATTTTTATTTATCGACCCACCTAATGTTGTTTTAGTATCGTCATCTTGTGCTGTATTATCAGGATTTTGATTTTCAATCCCTTTTACCTTCGTGTTTTGATTAGCACCAAGACTAATACCAAATGCTCCTGGGTCCTTGTCTCTATCTGTGTATTTACCCTCATCAAGTAATGCTGACCTAGTCATTCTAACTTTTACAAAAGGTATAGCTGATGAAAATGCTGATAATGGATTATATAAATATTGAAATTGTTGCAATCCAGCTGATGAACCAAAGAATCCATATTGTTCTTTACCAACTTCAACACTTCTTCTATGTGTATAAGCTAATAATCCCATAGCATTCTGAGCTGCTATAAATTTAACACCATCGGCTGATAAAAAATATTTACCAACTCTTTCTGCATCATCTAATGCTTGTGACACTATGTCTTTTGAATCACCAATACCTCTCACTACATAAGGTTCGTGTGTTACACCATTTCTACTAAATTGTAATGGTAAGAAACTATTAACTGAAGCTCTACCATTATCATATCTCATATCTAACCGACCATCAGTTTTGCCTCTTACATTGTCCCAATCTATTAAATCATCAATATGTTTATTCCAAATATCTTCCAAAGATATGTTTTTAACTTCAGAACCTTGAATTAGATTACTTCGAACACCACCCTGTTGAATTAAAGCAACATTATCTTCATCAAGTTTACTTTTTGACCTGTATGTATTACCAGGTGCATTTAAATATTTATTTTTTTGTTCTCCACCAAAACTAAACACTTCATTACCGAATTGTCTAAATAAAGTTCCATTTGTAACATTGTCATTACCCTGATTTATTGCATCACCATCAACCATTGAAAATTCTGATATATCTTTATGTTGTCTTAATTTTGTAAATCCTGTTGCGTGTATGTTTTCAATGTAATCAGTACCTAAACCAGCATCACTATATGATTCATAATAATGTAAACCAACTAATTCACCTGGATTTGAATAACTCGTACCAGATGCCCCTTTAAATTCAGTTGGGTCTAAATGTTTACGATTAGGTGTAAATTTATGGTCAAATACATCTAACCATTGATTTGATTCTTGTTGACTTTGGTCATCAGGGTCAGGATGGTTAAAGGATTCACCATCTGTACCGGCATACTCTGTTGGGTCTTTTGGTTGTAAATTTTTTGAAAAGTTAATAAAATCAGGTGTTGGTCCTTGTTCATAATCATCTACATAAAATGTTCCCAAGTTTAATCCTGGATTAGTGTAATTTTCACCAGATGCTCCTACAAATAATGTATCATCACCTGCTTGTAATCCCGCAACGAATCCAACACCTTCTGTATTTAAAATTGAATCAACAATATTATTATCATAACCCAACTCACCTGGATTGTTATATGTAGAACCTTCTATACCTAAGAAATCTGTACCATCTACATTGAGTGTAAAACCTGTTGCATGCACATCATTGATAGCATTGACACCTTCACCATTAGTTTCAATCTGTTCTGTAAATATATTTTCTAATCCTCTTAATCCTGCCATAATTATGCCTTCATCACTGGAATGCCTTCTGTAAGCATTCTCATTAATAATTGATTTGTTTCACTTATGTCTGATTTTAAACTGCGTATTTCATCTGCTATAGGTTTGAATGCTGCATCTCCTGCTCCTGCAAAAACTTCACCTTTTCTTGCCTCAACTAAACCATCTGATTTTATTTTACCACCTTGGTGAAGTGTAGGGATTGAACTTCCAAAACTTGGTGTTTTTATTTCTGGTATTGCTGCTGAAATAGGAGGAAAATCTCCTATTAAATCGTACACGGTGCCTTTTACACCAGATGAACTTGCATTAATCATATCACCTTTTGTAAAAATTACTTTTTCCCTCAATAATACTTTATTACTAATGGCGTCAATCACTCTGTTGTAAGCTTTAATTACTGAATTAAAAGGTTTTTTAACAATGTCAACGACACTCGAAAATCCTGTTTTTACAGCGTCAGCGAATCTTCTTCCCATAGCTGTAAAATTAGCATCTGGAAACATATCAACAAGACTATCACCGACTTGTGAAAAAATACTACCTAATTTACTTCCAAGACCTTTTGTTTTATCAGATATAGCAGTACCCATATTGGAAAAACCATTTGCAATTTTATCTTTGATGGTTGCTGCGTTGTCAACTGCATCTTTAAATTTTTCTGTAAAAAATTCTTTTTTTACCTTTACTTTATCACCAATATCACCTATTAGACCATCAAGTTTTTCAGAAA